AATTAGCTCTTTCTTTTAGTGAGTCTGGATCCTGTGCGTATGCATTGATATTATACTTTTTCTCAGACATACCGTTGACCGTGATGTCTACAAACTTAGATATAACTGGAACTGGTTTCCAATCTAGGTTTAAATAAGACAGATCACCATTGATGGAAATCTCGTCTTTATACTTCTGTACGGGTTGCTCTCCTCTTGCATAAAGTCTAAGGCTGTGGTATTTGTTCCAGTTTGTGGTAAATCTATTACCAGTCCTGCCACCATAGAACCACTCACCCTCTATAGCTCTACCAACCTGCTTACCATAGTCGTAACTCTGTTTTTCCTCGTCACTAACGACCTGGCTCGGAAAAGAACTATTTGGATTTGTGCTTATATTCATTTATCTATCAATTTAGAAACACTACCAGTGTTATCATATTTTTTAAATGCAAGGGCTATATTATTTCTGACAACTTTATTTATAGGTGCGTATCTGTTTTTATTACACGCCATTATTGCCAATCCTGAACTTATAGACGCATCAAATTTTGTTCTGTTGTTTATATCAAACCTTGCCCAGTCATTTAATGTTCTGTCGAAATACATATCCCCGTAATGGTCATCACCTATGACACCAACACACTCGTCTATGTAAGTTTCTATTGCGGCTGCATGAGCCTGCTTAATGTCCTCGCTTGAGTTGGGTATACCACCTATCTCCTTTTCTGTCAGTGATAGATTATTCCAGACTCTATCTGGTCGGTTCATTGAATAACCCCTATACCCCCTACGCTTTATGTGATACAACAATCTAGGCTTATTATTCTCACAAAGAATTGGCATTCCGTAAAACACAATTGCCATTAAAATGTCTTCAAAGAATATCTCAGCCGTCTGTGGCCTAGATATATACTCTAAAAAGAAATGATTCGCTGGAGCCTCCTCCATTGAAAACTTTGTTAATCCGTGCAGTGATCCATTTGATCCTGTGCCACTTACGGTTCCTGAGATATCGTAACTATCGCAGCCAAAGGCTCCTAAATGCTCATTACCAGGATACTTAATCCCATTCTTTAATATTACTCTATTTTGCAGATTTATAGGTGGAACCCAAGAAATTAAAAATCTACCATTATTATTAGGCATGAATATTACTTTGCTGTCTTTAATTCCATGCTCCCATTGAAAACTACCTTTAGTGATAATATTGGTATTTCTTAGGTCCTGATTGTAATCTATCTGCTGATATATCTTAGTCAAATTAAACAGTGCATTCTTTGCCTCATCCCTAAAAGCGTGTTCAACTGTCCTTGGGAATTGACGATAAAATTCATTCAACCCCTCTTGGTCATTTTTTAGACCATCAACTTCGTTTTGCCAGTAGTCTACAACACCAATCCTTATTTGATTACCATATGGATCATAAACCTTATCTTTTGGTGTTTCAAAAACTGGCGATCCATATTCATCAATATACCCCTCGTAGTTCCATTCCATTGGGATAAATAAAGAATACAAACCAGATGCTGTTTGCCCGTTGGCATTTCTTTTAGTTACATCAGAGTTCTCATAAAGCTTTTTAAAGCTCTCTCCCCCCTTATCTAATGAGTTGGAGGTGCTACCCATCATACACTTACCGATAATGCGACTACCAAGCCTTAAACAGGTCTTAGTGACCCTCCAGTTGTTGAGGATGTTATTTGGTCTCTCCCACTTACCAGATTCATCGTGAATTAATAGCGATAGCTTTTCACCATCGTAAGAGTTGTCCCCAGTATTCTTCCAGTCAATTGTTGTGTCAAGACCAGTGATTTCTTCAACTGTAGATTTTGCGTCCAACTTCTTCCTTGTAAACTTAGAGGCTGGGACTCGATACGCTAGTTCTGTCTTTGGTCTATCCATACCATCCTGTATCGGCTTAAAGAAGAACGGATAGTTTACTGAAATAGGTACTACTTTATCCGTGAACATCTTCTTGGCATCTGGACCAGTCTTAGATAGGATACCAAACCTAGAGTCACTAGATAGGGTAGCCATGTTTACTGTCTCAGCGGATGACATAAATGAAAAACCAGATCGTCTGTTTTTTAAATAGCACATCCCGTAACTCCTATAGTCTGCCTTACACGCCTCCCAGAATATAAAGAACAATCTATTAGATTCTCTAAAATTTGGCTTACCAACATCAATCTTTGACCACTGTAGGTATGTGTAGTGTGAGCCAGTTATATACGTTGGTTTCTTATTATTTACAAACCAAAAACCATCCTCTCTTCTTGTAAACTCAGTGTCGATGTAATCAAACCATCTGTTCTTGAACTCCTCTGGGGCATCGTTCCACTCAAATACATTCTTAAACCTTGACAGTTCTTTGGGGTATTGTGTATACTCCCACTTGTTGCCATTAAACTTGACCACATCACTTTCTAGTGGTAGGGCTATTTTTAGGTTTTGTATTTCGTAAATCTCACCTATCTGTCCAGTACGACTAATAACTACAATATCGTGGTCTTCATTGTAACCATACTTCCACTTCTTAGCCTTGTTCATTCTTTTCAGAACGTGCGGCTTTATGTGGCCGTCTAATATTTTTAATAATGTCTGGTCGTACATTATTTTTTAGATCTATTTTCTGCAAATCCACTAAAGGACTTTTTTGGTTCTTCTTTCTCTGTTTTACCATCTAGCATATTCTGCTCCTCATTTATTCTATTTAGAATCTCAAAGGCATCGAATATCGCAAGCTTTTTAGTGGCCGCTGCGTTCTTTAATCTATCCGCTGAAACATCATCCTCACCCCCAGTTACAATTGGCTCTCTAGCCACCTTAATTAACTCCTCAACGGCTGATTGTCCAGCTTGGATTATACTCAGTTTGGTTTCCTTGGTTGTCATAAGCCAAAACAATATTTTCACATTTCATACAATATAATAATTCACTATCTACCACAAACTCAAACTCTGACTCTGGTGTAAACCCCACTACCATTCCAGGTATTACGTTTTCTTTTTCCAGTAACTCATTACCGTACTTAAGTATACCAGTCAATGGCCTATCTTTTTGAGTTGACCACTGATCATCGTTAGTGACTGGCTGCACAAAGCAGTAATCTAAATGCGATACGTTGTCACCGTAAAGGTATATCTGTTCTGGTGAGCAGGCATACATGTCATCCTGTATGTGACTCCTACTATTTTTTTCATTACCCCGTATATCATAAAATCTTCTGAATACGTTGTGATGGACCTTAACTATATCACCCTCCTTAATCTTTGTATCAAAAGCTAATGGAGTAGCAACAACCACCCCATTTTTACTTACGCTTTTGTAGTCTTCTATTTTAGTGTTGGTAATGAATGTTACATCACCAATTTTCTTCTTGTTATTGTACCTACCATCAAGTGGCTTTACAATAAAGTCATAAATGCTGTTCATAAACCATTAGTAAGACAGATCATACTCAACAGAGATGGCCATGTTTTTATTGAACTTCTTCCACGGCAAAACTTCATCGTCTTTTGTTATGTATATGTTGTATGAGCTTTCTTGTTCATTAAAAAGAATGTCACATATATCATGACCACCGTAGACTAACTGACCAACTGAATAATGCATAGCGTCATTCTTGTAATCCGAACCTATACTTATTTTTCTAATTATAGGCATCGTTAATCTTTTTTCTCGATAGGCTTATAGGAACCATCTGATAAATCAATATTTACTGCCCCGTACTTCTCCTCAAGACCCTTCTTAGTCTTGTTAGAATCAGTTAATAGATTTGAATAAGCCGTTAATACCTTACTCTTTTCACTTTCTAACAACCCAACTTGTTTTAGCATGTTGTTCATTTCCATCTGCTGATCCACAATAAGATCAAGCTCTTCTTTTTCTATTTTCATTTAATTAAATTTAATTATATATATGTTTAAACCCCTTCAATTATCTACATTGTTAATCTTCTATTATTGGGTCTACTGGTTCTACAATTTCAATCTCTCCAATAGTGTATGCAATTCCTGCATTGTCTAAATCAAGTTGTGCTTCTAATTGTAGCCAATACACACCGCCAACGGTGTTGTTAGTGGGATTCCAATAGAAATCGTCTATGCTACTTAGTATTGGAAATTGAGAAACGTCTGGTATTATTAAAGCTGTCATCGTACTGCTGTGTTATAAGTTGAATAATAGTATCATCTTCCTAATGCTGTGTTGTACGTTGTAATGGCATCGTAAAAATCTTGAATCTGATTAGTTGTGAAGCTACTGCCATAAAAGAATAAATTAAATGTTGAAGATGAATAACCAGACGGAGTGCCGCCAAGATTTCTAGCTAATAAGTAACTGTCAAAGTTTGGTTTTGAAGATGATGCAGCCGTTGACGTTGCGTCAGGTGTTGTGCTATTATTATAAATAGCTGATGTTGTTGCTCCTGTTCTTTGAGTTAAAACAAACCCATCAGTAAGACTGGCATTTGTGCTTAACGCTCCATTTATGCCCCAAACTGTTGACCCGAAATATGAATTATATGGGTTGTTTCCTGCGGCTGGTGTTGCGCCCATCATGTTTCCATTTCTACCACCAAAAAACCCAAACGAATGATCGTTTAAGATAGCTGTTGTGTTAGTATTAAAATGTGTGTTTCCATACTCATCGCTACCGTTACCAGTAACCCCATTTCTTGTTGCTGTTGGAGAATTGAACCAATCTATTCTAAAAGCTGCGTCTAAATCTCTGGGGTCTTTTAAATTATATTTAAAACCGTCTAATGTAGCTGTTGAGCCATCAATAGGACACATAGGATATAATGCGTAAAAGTTATCCCATACGTTTGTATTATTAATAGTGCTTCCCTCTCCTTTTAAATCTAACACTAGCTTATTAATTGCAGCCTGTTCAGTTACTCCAGTTATACCAGCAGCAGCGATATAAGCAATAGCATCAGGGTCTGTTCTTACTGCTGTGTTATAAGTTGTTATTGCGTCTGATAAATCTTTTGCTTGGTTATTTGTTAAGCCTGTATGTAACGCTGCAAAGTCTATCTCACCAGCAAACGGTGAAAATGGACTAGCACCGTTTGCAAGGGCCAACACCATTATATTTACGTTTGGTAAATCGTTTAGTTCAGAATTAATGTTTTCAACGATTTGAACGCCATTGATAAACATTTTATTTGATGTGGTAGAAGTTCTTGAAGCCGTAGCAACATTTCTTGCTGTGGTAGCTGCTAAAGCTGCTGTACTATTTGAGCCAACATAAGAACCTTTAAAACCTGCAGCGTTTCTAATACCAAAAAACTTAGGATTTTGTAAAGAACCTAGTGGGTAGTCAGCCTCCGAATACTCACCAGAATATGTTAATCCAGCATTTGATTTATCCCATCCTAATGAAACTGGATTATATCCCGTAAGACCATAGGCATTGCTGCCGTTACCTGTTATTCCAGTAGTTGCGTGTGTCGGACTATTAACCCAAGTAATGTTTTGAGTTGGGTCTTTTAAGTTATATTCCGCAGCAGCTAGTGAGGTTGGAGATAAAGGATAAATAGCGTATGAACTACCCCATACATCTGTATTATTAGTAGTACTTCCTGAACCTTTTAAGTCAAGTACTAACTGATTAACAGCGGCTTGCTCTGTTGGGTCTGTTATACCAGCAGCAGCGATATAAGCAATAGCCTCGTTTTCTAGTGCTATAATATTCCACTTAGCCATTAAGTAATCTATGACTTGTGAGGATTGTGAATCTGTGTGAACTGTTGGATAAATAATTAACTCACTTATCTTTCCGACAAGCCTTCTTGCAGCTCCAGCTCCTCTATTACCTAGTTTAATAGGTAAATCGCTACTTGTTGCTGATGTTACTGATTCACCAATAGAAAAAGCTCCATCATTAATTTTACCATCACCACTTGCGTCAGTATTTTCTCTGAAAGCAGCCACTATTGGAGTTAAGTAATTGTACTCGACAGAAGATGCTATGACACTACCAGTGCCTCCATCCCACAAAAACACCCTGCTATCACTATCAGGTGGAGTTGTAAATATTCTCTTATTAGTCGCACCACTCGTTTGACCGATTATAGTTGGGCCGATTGCACTTGCAGACGTTTGTACAAACACAGCGTAAAATGACATCTCTTGAAGTGCGGAAGATAATGTTGCGCTAATCATTTCTTCTGTTCCATCAAAGTATATTGATGGTAATGAATTTAATCCAGTTGCTTGGTATTCTGGTTGTAAACTTCCAGTTACTTGAGTGAAATCGTTGTTGTTGCCGCTTTGGTCAGCCCACGCAGATACAAGACCTGCTGATTCAGTTACACCAACATTCGCATCAAGATAAATTAAAGGATTTAAATCTATTGGGTTAAAGGGTCCACCACCACCACCAAATCCACTTACTTTACCACTAACAGAATTACCTATACCAAGTCCTATCGACATAGTTTATTATTTTACACCAATAATGGCAGTTGCAGTTGTGTCTGTAGCTAGTACATAATCTACTACGATTGGTAGAAAAGTACCGTCTGGAATATTAGTAAAAGTAATAGCATCAGCAAGTAGTGTTTTGCCAGGCATTAATACTTTTACACTACCAGTCCCACCAACGTACAAAATGCAATTACTTAAATTAGTAGTTGGATTAATTGTATCACTAGGTGTTATAATAAAAGCCTCTGTTCCAAAATCTGGTTGATTTCCGTATTGTCCCATTTTATTTATTTTAAGTTAATACCCCCATAATAAAAACCTATGGGGGTATTATGTATAGTTTATATTAGGTTACTACTATCGCAGATATCGTTGGACCAGCAACCTTAGCAGTAAACGGGCTTCCTGGAGTGGCTACAATAGCCTCCACAATAGCGTCCTTCATTGTTGGTTCAGTTGCTGGAGAAGGAGCTGCGTGAGTAATTGCATACGCACCATCAACACTTGTTACGGTAGTTAATGTGGATGTGCTTTGCACAATACTCTGAAGCTTGTTTACAGGTAATAAATATGACCCGTTGTTTAGTGTTCCAGCGGCACCTATTGTTAATTCTATAAATTTTACCATCTTAATCTATATTAATAATTTATAATTAAGCAATAACAATAACCGATACAGATGGCCCTGAATACACAACAGTCTCTCCACCAGGAGCAGCCGTTAATGCGTTAACAATAGCGTTCTTAGCTGTTGGTGTAGTTGCGGGATAAGATGCGATGTGCGTTAATGTAAAAGTAGTCGCATCAATTAATGTGATTACAGTTGTTACGTCTGCGCTTTGTACAATGTTTTCGATTTGGTCCACCTGAACTAAGAAAGCTCCGTTGTTTAGTGTTCCAGCAGCTGCTACATTGATTTGAAGAAATTGTCCCATTTTGTTTTAGTTTTTTTGTTCTTATTAATTATTAAACGGGTATTTTACCAAAAGGTACCCCACCTTTTTTATATGC